CTATTTCGAAAGCCACAGGCGCAGATTTATTAAGTAATCCTGATGGATTAAACTCTCCTGAAATTGCTGCAAAAGCAATTCCTTGGTTCTTTTTGAATTACAAAGGACTAAAGCCTCAAGATATGGACAATATGAGTAAGGTGAATAAGGCTGTAGGTTTTGCTGGCGGTGCTGAGTATGCTGCTAAAAGAGAAGCTTCTGCTGAACAAATTTATGCCGAAATGACTGGTGGTTCTGGTTCACAAATGTCATCATCTTCTTCAGAAATAGCTTCTGGCCAAAGAGCTCAATCAAAACCACAAACACCAAATGTAATAAATGCACCAACAACTAATACAACAGTCGTAAAAAAACAACAAGTTGCATCAGCACCAAGACAAGATACAGGTTCAATGTTGGTTGGAATGGCCACATAAAAAACCCCGGCCGAAGCCGGGGTAGCACTTGCATGGCATGGGTTAAGAATCAGTTAGATTCCGCAAGGGATTTAAAATAATCTAAATCTTCATCATCTTCACCAACAGATTTGTCAATGATAGATGTGTCAGCTTCAGCAACAGTATCAGCTGCTTTAGATTTAATTGCAGGTGCAGCGCCATCAAAACCTAATGCTTTGTCCAATCTTTGTTTCAACTGGTCATAGGATTTGAAGTTCTTACGCTCGAGGAACTCTTTCAAACCAAACTCTGATTTCCAAAGTGCCTCAAGTTTTTCATCATCACCATCATAGAGTGCCGATTTCTCAGCAAACTCTGATTTATCATAATTACGATAACCCTCAACATTACGAATTTTCAATTTGAAGTTGGCGCCTTCCCACAAATCGAATGGGTTAATTGGTGTTTCATCAGCAAATTCAGGATTCATAGCCTCTGTAATCTTATCAAATATTTTCTTGCCAAACTTAAACAGTTTAATTTGGCCTTCATTTGATTTATTTGCTGGATCAGAAATCACAAGAATGTTGGCAACATAAGATAGTTTACGCTTTTGCTTTCGTGCAATATCTTTGTTGGCTTCAATGCCAGAATTCCATAATGTATTGTTGTGCTCACAAACTGGACATTTTTCATTTAAAGTTGTCAAGCAATTATCAATCAACCAACCGCCAGGTCCCTGAAATCCGTGTGAGAATACACGAACCCATGGCAGAGCATCATCGCCATCGGCCTGAGGTGCAGGTAGAAAACGAACAATAGCCATACCATTACCAGCTTTATCTACTTCAGGTTGCCAAAAACGATTGTCGTCTTTAGAACCGGCTTCGCCAGATTGATTTGTTGCTTCGATTGCTTTAGTGAGTTTAGAGAGGTCAGAACGACCACGCTTTAGATTTGCAAAACTACTCATAGTATTTCCTTTCGTATAACGGAGTATAAATTAGTATAAACGTCTTATCCACAAAATCATATTATATCATTTATTTAGTAGCAAGTCAAGCTTTTTCAAAGTTTCTTTTACATCTTTGTGAAGTATGCCATGGCCGCCAGCTTGTGTGAAATACCGAATCACATCTTCTGTATCATCGATAATCACCGTTTCAGGTGTGGCATATTCAGCTTTCTTTTTACGACCTGTAACAATATTGGCTTTATAATTGATGCCGTGCTTACGCAACCATTTAATTTTTTGAGCGGTAACTTCACCATGAAATTTCTCACCGCCCGAAGAAGAAAGAATTTCAACTGGCAATTTGGTATTTCTGACCGCATTAATTATTTCGTGGCCGCCAGGAAACCAATCCAATTTCTCAAATCCTTTTTTATGAATAATGAAATCTTCCCAATCACCAGACCATTGCTTGCGATCCCGTTTTGCTAAAGATAATACGCCATAATATTCTGTAAACTTCTTTTCAAAGTCACAAATAACACCATCCATATCTAAGTAAATTTTCTTTATCATTTTTGTGTAACTTTTTTCAATATCAATTTATATTTTGTATCATCTTGTGGTAAAAATGGCATTAGTTTTCGCACCTTCATCTGAAATGTGGGCCAACGAATTGTATCGGTGATTTGTTTTGACCAACTACCCATAAAAGGAAGTATTCTAGCCATCATCGCAAAGCTTTCAATATGAATTTCCTTGCGAAATGTTTTGGTGAGAAGAACGGGATAATCACCATCAATCACTTTTAACACCATATTTGGATCATCACTTCCGTCAAATATCTCCTTGCAATCATTCTCAAAGATATACGAAAACGATTGAAGCACCTTCTGGTGACTGCGAAAATTCACTTCAGCATCTTCTGTTAACAAATCACCCACCCACAAATTGTCTTTCACCATCAGATTAGCAACAATGAATGTAATTAATTCATCTCGGTTACTAAGCTTGCGTGATAACTTATAGAAATGATATTTGTCTTTACGATTCTCAAAAGCCGTGATACTTATGTTTGTCTTGCCATTATATTTGAAGAAATCATAACTATCTTTAGCGAAATGTAGTTTGAGAGATTCGTAAAGACCGAATGCCTCATAACCTGTCATATTGGTAATCTATTCCCTTTTTCTTTCAACAGATTCAAATCAAGCGCATCATTAGCCAACTTAGATTTGAGATTGGAATTAACTAGCGATGCAGCCACTTCAATTTCTAAACCAGTTTTTTTACAATACTCTACTATGGCTTCTATGTAATTCAAATCAGTATTTGCTACCATACCATCAATAGCTCTGGCGAATTTAACCATTTCATCTTTTGTAGGCATTACTCACCACTCGCAAAAATAACTTTAGCGCCACCTAATGTTCCAGGCATTTCCATTTTAAATGGCCAATTATTTTGTGGTATTTCAGAAAAATCAAATTTATCGTCTGATTTAATATCATCATCATACGGCACAATATCTAATGTACCACGAAAATAAAATCCACAACCACGCAAAAACATTTCAAATTCATTTAACAGTTGATCTAAAGTTTCAGCTTCAAATTCTACTGTTCGTTTTGCATCGACAGAGCTAGCAAACGGCATCGCTTCTTCTTGGCATACAAAAGTAAATTTAGACATAATATAGTTCCTTTTCAATTAATCTTTACTGCGTTTAGATGTTGACTGCGGTGCTACTGGATGAGATTGTGCTGATGATGCATATGCTACACAGATAATATCATCACTCTTTGCATATGAACACCGAACAGACAAAGGATCAATCCCTTTTGCTATAGCGTTATTCATATTGCCCGCCATCAAACTACGATCATGTATGTGATACCAACCAATACAGATAGTTGCGGTCAGAAATAATAATGTAACACATATTGCTACAACATTATCTCCTTGAATTACTTTGGTTAACTTGTCCACTTTAAATCCTTTCTGATATAAAAAATGTGACGACCAATTTTAGTTAAGTATTCCATGTTTTTCCATTTTGGATTTACATAGTCGGCATGATAAAACAAGGCACCTTTTGATGGGTCTTCCAACTTGTCATAGTTGGCATACACATACACGGCCAAGTCCTTAACATCATTATACACCATTTCTGATCTGCCTGTCAAGCTTCTTGTTGTATTTTCGCAATACCAAGTAAACTGGCAAACTCCTTTAAATTTTTGTTTTACGACACCACAAATGTCATCTTCAAAATGACCTGATTTTACCCGATTTATGGTAACAAATGCTACTGCTAATTGTCCTTTCTCAGGTTCATATCCTGCCTCATAGTAAATGTTTTGGGCAAGACATTCTACTTGTGTTTTAGCATCAGATGACATAAAATTGTAATATGCTTTATATGGCAAAGTTACAATGTTTGTTACTGTAAGTGCGGTAAATCCTATAGTTAATGCAATCAAACTAATTGTGAAAAGCACAATTGCTCTTTTCATTACTTCTCCTTAAAAGTTGGAGGATGGCCGAAACCATCCTTTTCCCATCAGGTAGATTTTTTAGTTGTTATTGGTTTATCTACGGTTATGTTGGAAACGAAATTATTTAAAGTTGCTGCTTTAGCAATAACTTCTGATTCGCTGGGGAATGGTGGAAATCCTGGGTGCTTCGGCGGATCTTCACCTTTGATTTTGGCAGTATCTATTTCTACTTGCCATTGGTTGGATATTTGCTCACGTTTTCCATAATAATCATCATTAAGCATATCTCTCGCCATTTTAAGTAGCTCGAGTCGTATTTCAAAGGGTGTCATATTTGACATAGTAATTCTCCTGTGTGTTTGTTTGTGTGTTACCAGCGGTTGTGTATATGCTGGTTACTTATTTAGTAAATTTAATCCCACAATCCTCTATAATACTTACCAAATAAGCGAAAACCATTGGCCATTCTAGTTTCGTGTCTTTTTAGGCCTTCTCCATCGTATCCATTGATGAAAAACTGTTCATCTGTATCATTAACCAATTGTTCAAAGGTCCAAATCATTTCATTCATTACCCAGTCCCAGCGAGCAGAACCTAAATCTTCAAATTGTTTATCCTGGTACCAATCGAAATACAATTGATTGTCATATTCTTCATGTGTAATGCTACGGAGTTCAACAGGAACATCCTCTAAATCGACAAGATGATACCCATGATTTGTTTCTTTGAGTTGCTTGAGCATTGGCAGAATAATATTTCCCAATGTGCAATCCATTGACCAAGTATCCCACCTATCAATCTTTACATAATCAATTTTTGGATGAACAAAATCTAAAAACTTTAACAGAGCTTGGCAAAATGGATCTAGTATGTTTGCTAGTCTATCAATCATTGGCTCATCATAATCAATTTCACGCCAAAAGAAAACCTTCTCCAAGATTGTGTAAGGAGAAAGCCAATGATTACGGTAATTACTAAGATAAACTTTCAT